TTTTTTAACGGTCCAGCCACCTTCTAAAGCATTCATTATAAACATCGTTTTTTGAAATACAATACGATCCATTTTAATATTATTATTCAATGCATTGATTATGTTAGTGGTTTCCATATATATATCATGACTCGACTATATAATGGTTATTTTTACCCATTTATTGTAGAGTGACAAGGGTGCCCATGAAATATCCCCCCTTGATATATTATCGTAACTGTTGAAAATATCAAGACGAAATTCATAATGGGTTTAAGTGGAAAATCGTGAAAAATTGATTTATTTTGTCGAAATTTATAAATACCTTACCAAACAACCAAAGCAAGACATTAAGATGACCCAACACATGAAGACGACCGAGTTCTACGCTGACATCATGTCAGATGTGGGTACCGGAGGTAAGACCTTTTCCACGACCACTGCCAAGGTTGCGGATTCCACGGCGTTCTTTGCGAACAAGCGTGCTAACACCAAGGATCAAGTGGTTGGCGTAGGGAGCAACATGGCCTTTGAAACGGTGGGTGCCCGTAGTCGCGGTGTTCGCGCATGGGAGCGCGCCAGATACGAGGCGAACCAGCGTCGTGCAAAGGATGCGGAATTCCACCGCCAATGCAAAGCTGCCATCGTCGCTTCGACCACACACAAGAAATTCCCTACCACGCATCTGCCTCCTGTACCTGTACCTCAGGTTGCCCCGGCCCCGGCCCCCAAGGAATTGAAGGTAATCCATCTGCCGGTTGTGGACGCCTGGGACGATTGAATATCATAAAAAATTTTGGTAATTTGTATAATAAAACCCTTTTTTGTTTATAAATAGCCACAAAATACATATAGAAATTATTCTTTTTTTATTTGTATAGAAATTTAACACAAACTCATGAAAGTATTTCATATAAAAAATTCAAATAGTGCTACAAAAAATCAAAATATATCCACAAGAACAATCGACAAAAAGCATTCTCAAATGATAGAAAGATTTGAACATATTGAGACCACGATTATACCGGAATTACAGGCCCAATTGGAGACTTTAAAGCAACAAAAGAAAAAATTGACCGAAAATCAGATGGACGAATTTCTGGATATTCGAGATAAAATCAACAATATTAAATCCGAAATCAAAAAATTGCGCAACGAAAAGAAGCACTATTTTTTGGAGAATTCGCAGTATATATTCAATTATTTCGAAGAAAAAAAGTTGATTTCCAACGGAGAAAAGCAAAATGTCAATGTATTGAATTCCTTTTTTAAAATAAAACAGGACAGTAGTCTCAATCCCGACGAAAAAACCACCCAAATCAAAAAGTATTGCAACAACTATTGGAAAAATGTCAACAACGAAATATCGAATATGAGCGATTTTGTGGTTCCGACGGATATCTGCAATTTTTGTAACAAGGGTGAGTTCATCCCTCAAGACGAAGAAGGTATTCTGATTTGCAATAACCAACAGTGTGGTAAATTCATCTCCCATATTGTCGACGGTTCCAAACCATCCAACAAGGAACCTCCCAATGAAATATCGTACACTGCATATATTCGTCTCAATCATTTCAAAGAAATTTTGTCGCAATTCCAAGCAAAAGAAACTACCCAGATACCCGAGTCGGTCATAGAAGATATCCGTAATCGCATCAAAAAGGAGCGAATCCAAGATTTTGCCAAAGAAATCAACTACGACAAGATGCGCGATATTTTGCGCAAATTGGGTTACAACAAGTATTTTGAACATATTCAGTATATCAATTCGATTTTCGGAATTCGCCCACCCATTATGAACGAAGAACTCCACGAGACATTGTGTGTGCTGTTTATTGAAATACAGAAACCCTGGGCAGTGCATTGTCCAGCCAATCGTACGAATTTTTTTAATTACACTTACACGCTTTACCAATTATGCGTACTGTTGGACCAAACCCAGTATCTTCCCTATATTCCCATGATGAAAGATCGCGAAAAACAGTTGGAACAGGATATGATATGGAAAAAGGTGTGTAATTCTTTGGATTGGTTGTATAAACCGACGGTATAAGGATGTTTCATAAAATCTAATATAATAAGATCTAACCTATTATATTATGCTGATTCCCTTTTTTTATTTAGTTAAAAGATACAATATCAAAATAACCGGTATTTTACATGTCGGTGCACATGTCTGCGAAGAAACCAAATTTTACGAAAAATTAGTGCCAAGAAACCGGATTCTGTGGGTCGAAGCGTTTGAAGATAAAGTGGAGGAATGTAAAACCCTGTATCCGGGAATTTTAATCGAACAAGCGGTGGTTTCCGATAAAGAGGAAACAATTCCATTCTATCGTTCCAACAATGTGCAATCATCTTCGATGTTTCCTCTCGGTACCCACAATGTTCTCTATCCGCACATCGAATATGTGGAAACCCTGGAGGTTACCACACAGTTATTAAAAAACATCATTCCCAAGTACAGTATCCCTTTCAATTTTTTGACCTTGGATATTCAAGGTGCCGAATTGAAGGCTTTAAAGGGAATGGAACACTACCTGAACATGATTACCTATATTTACACGGAGGTCAATTCTGACTATGTTTACGAGAACTGCTGCTTAGTAACAGAATTGGACGATTATTTGCGTAAATTCGGATTCGAACGCGTTGAAACCAAATGGTGGGGAAAAGATAACTGGGGGGACGCTCTCTACATTAAAAATATACCTCCGCCCAAACAGTTCAAAATGTCGATGGTTTTTTAATTCTGTTCCTTTGTAAATTGACTGAGAGAACCGTGCAGGTTGGATAATGAGGGCAAAATACTGTCATTGAAGGTTGATTTCACATACGAATTAATTTGTCCATTCAGCTCGGATTGGAAATTGGGGTCGTTGCCACAGATATCCAGTTGAAATTTCATTGGTTCGTTTTTGGAATCCATTTTGGGCGATCCGTCGGCATTCAAAAGCGTGGCCTGCACCGTGAACGCTTCATCAAATGGCAAAGGCGCCACACTATCTGCTGGTGCATTGATAAAGGGTCCAATATAAAACACAAAAAAATGACTGATGATGATTACGGTGATTAAAAATAAGATGATGGTTAAATTATTTTTTTTCTTTAAAAAATTCATGCTATAGTATATTCATACACAAAATAAATAGATCATAAATCTATTTATTTATAAAGAGTTACAATGTGACTACTGCTTACATTCGAGGAAAACCAACTAAATTTGCTCCAATTCCAAATCCGGCTCCGCCACGGGCACTCGAAGCCATGGAAGGAACGAACACATCAAGCACGCTAAAAGTGGCGGCGGCCGTCAAACCGATGATGACCACCTCCTCAATCTTCAACTGGTGCTTGGGGATGGAGTAAGCCGCAATCGCAACCATAATACCCTCGATGATGTATTTAATCGCTCTTTTAATGAGTTCACCAAAATCAAACATGACCGTCATTTTTTGTTATATATATTATAGCTAAATAAAAAAAAGGCGCTTAATATATAATTTAACTATAAAACACTTAAATAATTCTGTATACGAAATGTATATTTTCTAAATGTCTTTTGAGAGAAAAAATTTACCGAACGGGAAACCTAATCCTAAATATATTGACTTATGTGACGAAGATGCGCCAATTGCCGGCCAAAAATTTGGTTGCTTTTCGTTTGTTTCACCGGAGAAAATTTTGAAGAAGCGTGAGGTCTTTTTATTCGACCAATTTGTGAAACAGTGGGATTTTTCTAAATCTATGGAGAAATACATGGATTTTACGAATTTCATATCGTATAAATACAATTTGAAGGTCGACGATGTCATTGCGGATTTCAACGACTTTATCAAGGAAGAAGAGGCTAAAATCAAGGCGGCCACAGTCGAAGACGATTTCAAGAATTTTATGGATAAGAATGAGGATAAGCTGACGGAGCAATTCCAACGCGCTCACGCATTCCAGACTTCCGTGCGCGGCTTCAAATTACGCGGTGTCTTCCCTACCCAGGACGAGGCCGAGATGCGTTGCAAGAAGTTGCGCGAAAACGATCCTACACACGACATTTATGTTGGCCCGGTCGGTATGTGGATTCCCTGGGATCCGGACGCGTATAAGACAGGTCGCGTTGAATTTATGGAGGAGGAGTTGAATCAGCTTCACAGTGAGAAGATTAAGAACGAGGCCAAGGCCAAGGAGGAGTTTGAGCGCCGCGTCAAAGAGGCCAAGAGGAAGGCAATTCAAGAGAACATTGAATTGGCTAAAAAGAGTGGTAATGTGTTGACCCAGACAATCGACGAGAATGATCAATTGATTGGTGTCAAAGAGAAGGTAAATTTCGAGGAGCGCGAGGTTGCAGACAATGTCAACGACATGAATGTCAACCTGAGAAACGAGTTATTGAAAACCAAGAGTGATTAAACCTTTGAATCTTCACCGGGATAATTTATTTCTTGGCGGATTTTTTAGAGCGCTTCTTTTTCTGTGATTTATTCTTACGACGACCACCCCATAATTTCAAAGGTGCGTTGGTACCCGTTTTCAATGCAGTAATTTCGGCGTCTTTTTGCGCGTCTAATGCCTTCTTCTCGGCTTCCACCTCTTTAATTTTCATTTCTGTTTCTCTCTTCATGGCATCTTTTTCTATTTGCTGGGCTTCACGGGTGCGCTCGGCCGCAACCGCTTCGGGTTTACAAGGATTGATATATTTTAATGGGAAGGTTTCGCACCACAGCCATCCGCCTTTGACCTTTTTTTGGGTTTTTCTTTTATTCTTTTGATTTGTCATGGTATAAAATACGCAAATATTTTTTTCTAAATGTTCAAGGGTACCCATTCTTTACCGGGATAAATGTTATATATATATATATAAATCGAACCTTAATAGAATAATGTTAAATGTAACGATCCTGGCTATGTGGTCGAGTCAAGGTATATATTCATATGGTTACGGAATCGATATTATGATAAATTACTGGGCACAGCATTTGAATTATAGTGCCAAAAATATCCCGGATTGGCCATTCGGTGCTACGGTAGAATTGCTTGATTATCAGAGTAATGTGAGTTATTGTACCGAGTTTTTGATAAAAAGATTGAATAAACATCCGAAGGTATCCGCCATTTTAGCACCCGAAGGAGCAGTTGGAACTGCATTGGCACCGATTGCAGCGCAAAAAAATATACCCTATATTCTCACTTCAAGTAATCCGAGTCCAATTTATTATGATTTACCCGTCAAACACACGACCTCATTTTATATCGAGGCTCCGGCAATGTATACATTTCGTTCATTGATGGACATCTATGTTGAAAACGGCGTAAAAACCATCGCGACGGTTGCCTACTCGGATGTTGCGGATGCCGGATATAACTATTGGTCGTGTCACGGGTCCGCAGAATATTTAGGTGCATCGCGAGGAATAGACCATGTCGCCCATTATGATTTGTACAGCAACAGTACGGGCACGGATATTGAATATATCATCCAAACATTTAGACAGCTTCAACCGGATGTGATTCTGTGGTGCGATTGGCAAAGTTGTACATTTAACGATACCCTGAGTTATACTCGATTTCCACTGCCGTATTTCGAAAAGGCCGGATATTTATCAAAATCGTTCACCCTATTGGACTGCTTTGGTACATCCCAAACACTTGATTTTATCTCCCACAGGTGGATGGACTATATTACACAACCTACATTTACCCACCCCAGTCTTAAGGGCTCAGATTATACTGAGGATAAGTTATCCTATGGAACCGTTTTTCGTTCAAATAGTCCAATGAATACGGTAAATGAAGCGATGAATTTTGGTTCTACTCCGAACGCACCTTCAAGCGTCGCTTTATTTAGCGATTGGTACACGAATATGACCGGTACATTCCCACCGTACCAATCCAATGGATACTGGGCAGCACTTGATCTTTTAGAATCTGCAATATATCGTGTTGCAAAAAACATGGATATGACACGGGGTCGTGAAATTGATACTGCAGATATCACAACATTGTTAATAAATTCCCAAGTGTCTGGAATGTACGGTCGAGTAATATTCGATGCACATCGTGTAAATACACCCACTCCAACTATCGCCATCCAGTTGTATCCAGGTAAAATAAACCCCTATATTGTATCGCCGGCATCACAAGCCGAATACCCAATTATATATCCGATTCCTACATGGAATGAACGCTATTATCGATGGTACCTCACTAAAGATGCTAACTTTATCTCATGTATTGTGATTGCATCACTTTGTACGACCTTATTACTATCAATGATTGTGACATTATGGATTCACAAAAAAGAAAACGATGTGCGAATGCTTCACCCCTTTCACATGATTTCAGTATGCGGAACCAGTATTGTTTCCATATGGTCGTGTGTATTTTTATGGCAATCGGACATGAATCAGACACAGTGTAAAACCATGATATGGTTCACATATTTACCGCTCAGTTTTGTAATCATGATGATGAATATGAAAGCCTACCGGTTATCTGTATTTTTGCATTCGGAGGATAGACATCGTTTAAAAAAGCTCACGCACCCTCGCATGCTGACGCTCTCACTGGGTTGGACATCATTGACCGCGATAGTATTATTATTTGTAAGTCTATGTAGTCCCCCAATCCTAGTAAAAACTGTCATGGACGCATACCGCCCCTCGCTGGATATATACACATGTATATGGAGCCCAAACACGGCACCTGTTGCATATACGCTCGTTTTTGGACATATGATATTTTCCACAGGATCGGTTATTAGTGTTCGTAACGGCACGGGAGAATTCCGTGACGGTATGGTATTGAAAGAAGCATTTGTTATATTTTGGTTTTGCGTTGCAATTGCCTATATGATACAACTACTAGGATTGAATGTTTCGACCACTTATGTTGTACGCACTTCTTTTATTTCAGTTGGTGTAACATCTTTTTGTTTTCGTATTTTAATTAGCCGCTGTTATCGTCATTGGATGCCTAGGCTCTTGGACATATTCATAACTAAATTAATACATCGGATGTCGAAAATCATACCAGAAAGAAAACAGTCCGCCACAATTTCACTCACATCTTTTGATACACTCGATGGTCCTGGTTATAAAAATGAAGAACCCGAATTGGATGATATGTATAATGCTTTATTAGATGAAGAAAGAGCAAATAAATTACGAGACTATGCAGCAAAAGCATTGGTAGTCGAAAATGTCGATTTTTTATTGGCAGTAAACAATTATCGTAAAAAATCTGCCCAAGCTTTAATTGAATCATCTAAACACTGCAGTCATGATATGAAGAAATTAGCAGATGAATGTTTTCGTAAATATATGGTGGTTGGATGTGACGATGAGGTCAATGTATCTTCGCTCACGCGCCAAAAAACAATGTCACATATTGAAACATGGAACACACACAATCCGCTTATGAATAATGATACTGCTGAATATGTATTGGATGACGATACACAACTTCATATTGATGTATTTCAGGGCGCGGCGAAAGAAATTGCTATCATGCTTTATCAAAATATATGGGTCAAATATCGGGCACAAGAAATCGAGGAGTCCATGGGATAATTGTACCCTTTTTTTCATTTTTCAATTCTTACCTCGAAAAATGAAATTTACCACTTAGTTTTTTTTACAGTTATAGGTGGTCCAGCACTCTTTTTTTTACATTTACTTGGGTCAAAATTATCTTCGTCCTCGTCGTCAGAACCCATATTCTTGGAAATTTCCCAGAACTCCTTGTTACCGAGTTTGAAATCGGGGTGGTTCTCCGCCTTGTACCAGAAAATCTGATCATTGATTTTATTCGATTTAGAATTATTGTTGATCACCAAACACTCGTAGTTCTCCGTAGTTTGATCCATCACCGAACAAAAAGATTCAAAAGTGGGAAACATACTCGCATAATTTTTCCAGATTCTTTCGCGATTCGTGATGTAGTTCTCTCTGAGGATAAACACATAATCGATGTTGGTACGCAGGTTCGGCGGTATTCCTAGGGGGTACTGCATAGTTATGACTAACATTACCTTCCAATGTCTTCCGTTCATAAAGAGAAGCCGCATCATCTTATCACGGGTCCATTTGTCGTCATACAGACAGTCATCCATAATCACAAAGGCACGGGGATCAATCTGGGTACGCTTATAGGTTTCCATTTCCTTCTTCATTTGTTTCATGACCGTTTTCTGTCTTCGTAAAATGTTCTCTATGAGTACAGTGTTGTACTCGTGATGTATGAAGAGTTTAGGTACATGCTTGGTGTAGAACCCGTTTCCCGCTTCTGTTCCTGATATTACAGTTCCGATTGGGATGTCTTGATGATAAAAAAGGAGGTCTTTTACTAAATAAGATTTACCAGTATCGCGACGACCTATCAAAACGATCACTGGACCCTTGTTTTCATCGGGCTTAAAGGTAATATCCCGCATATTGAATTTTTTAAGTTCCAACGACATACTATATTATTGATTTATTATATTTTATTGGTAATTTTACGCTAATTTTGTTATTTTTGTTTCGCTTTTATTTTTAAAAGCACTAACTTAATTATACTTTTATTATTAAAAGCAAAAATTGATATAAAGAGAAAGTGTATAATACTATATACAAATCATGGATTGTTCTTTGAATATTGTTAATTTGATTGAATCGAGCCCTATTACCAAGCTTTCTGGTACTTATAATAACAGGTTTATTGGTAAAATAAAGGATACTTTTACCGATACACAACAACAATTGTTTGTTTCTTCGTTTTATTGTTACCTAAATTATCATCCAACTAATGATTTCGTCATTGATTTGGACAATGTGTGGCAATGGTTGGGATTCAGTCAAAAGGCAAAGGCAAAACGAACTATTGAAAAAAATTTTACCATTGAAACTGACTATAAAATCTTGCTCGCCAAGTCGGGCGAGCAAGATAAGGAACAACACGGAGGTCACAATCGTGAACAAATTATGATGTCGATTAAAACATTTAAAATGTTTTGTATAAAATCTGCCACTAAAAAAGCAGACGAAATTCATGAATATTTTGTAAAACTGGAAGAATTGCTACAACAATTAGTTCAAGAAGAATCTGACGAATTAAAACAGCAATTACTACAATCAAAGACTCAACTTCAAACCATTACAGAAGAAAAAGATGAACTAAAAAATAAGCTCATCGAAGCTACCGAAGATATCAAGCTACTTCAAGTCAAAGAGGATTACCCTTATATGTATATTTTTAACATCAATGAAAGAGACATATATCCACCCAAATTGAAAATTGGTTTTACAAAAAATGTGAATAATCGTATCAAACCTTTCAAACAGTTGCACCACAATGGTAAAATAGAATTAGTAGTGGAAGTATTAAATCAAAATATAAGAACGGTAGAACATTTTATTCATAGTTTGTTAGCGAATTTCAATATTTCTGGAGAAATATTTCAATTAGATGTTGAAGAAGCCAAACTTATTATTTTGCGTGTAGCAAATATGCTGAAAATAAATAGCATCACCAATCCTTCTGAGCGTTACAGTAAAAATTTGAAATTATACGAAAATGAATTGGTAATCGTAGATAGCCAACTTCCAGAAAAGATTTCCACGAGGGATTTCGCATGCCAAACCGACCCTATTGAAAATACTTTTCCATCCATTGATCAACCTAAAGACGAATTAACAGAACAATTCGATGCTTATATTCAAGAACATTGCATTGTTCGCGATGATGTAGAAGTATCCACGGTTGATATCATGGGTCAATATCGTATTATAACGCAGACCGCATCCAAAGAAAAATACAACAAATTAAAGGATTATTTAGATAAGCGTTTCAAACAGTCTCGTCTAAAAACACAGATCAAAGACCAAGTCGTCAACGGATATCAAGGTGTAACATTGAAGGAATTAAAATACAATAAATTACTTACCTCTAGTGATACTCAAAATTTTATATTTCATGCCTGTATGTTTTCACCAAGTGGAAAAGCGCTTTTTGAAGATATATTAAACGAATACAAAAAATGGAAGGAACAAATCAGCCTACCACAAACTGGAGAAGAAAAAGAAGAACTCAAAAAATACTTGAAAGAAACCAAATATGTGTTATATACCACCATTTGGGCGAACAATGGTGGAGGTCAGGGGTATTACGGGTTATCTTTAAAGTCCGAGATGGATCGTCACCGAACAACATCTTCTACCGGAAAAAAGGTCGAGAAACGAATGGTTGAAACCAATGAATTGTTAGGTACTTGGGAAACGATTGCGAAAGCAGCCGAGGCTGAAAAAATATGCGCAGCAAAAATGAGTAGAAGTATCAAAAATAGGGTCACTTTCAATGATGATTATTATTTTGTTCTCCAGCCCATTGCCTCCTCGTCTAATCTAAGTCCGTGAAACATTGTCTTTCGACATAATGGACATCGTATATTGGTCTGTCCCGGTGTATGGTACATGATGTTTACGGCACAAGGCATACAAATAACATGTTTACAATAGGGGAATATTAACCCCGGTCTGTCGTGTTCCCAACACACCGGACACTCTTTACATTCTTCTCCCATATACAATGTGTATAAAATTACATGTGTTATTCTTCATCGGTAGCGGGTTACTACAAATAAACTTTTCTCGTGTTCCAATGCCTCTGCATTGCATTGGGAATATGAGAAACTATCGCAAAAGTCGTCAAGACTGAAAATGTGTGTTAAAATATCCCGATTAATATGTTTCGTCCGAATATAAAAGCACTCGCCAAAACCACACATGAGTAAAATCAACATTGATTATTGTAAAGTACCCACCATTGATTTGAAACATTTAGAAACAATGTTTAGTCCCACGACCGAAGACGAAGGATATCAATACAATCCTTTCCGAATTCAAAAATTACAGAAATATCAGCCCATTTACTCTCTGTTTTTTGAGATGACCGAGAACAATTATTCCACCATCAGTTTGAAACATCGTTTTCACATGCGCGATTTAGAAAAGGTGTTGGATTCCTCCTGTAATAAGGTCGTACGCCTCCCGGTATTTATTAAATATTCACCCTTGTATGATCCCACAAAATATATGGTGGGTAAATATCAAAACGCAAATTATGAACCGTTTTTTTACGAACTACCCACCATTCACTCCAACGAAGCCAACTGCAACAAAAAGGTGCTTTCGGTGAATAATTCTGCCTATACCGACGGTTTCTTTAGTTATCTTTCCAGTCAACTTTTGAATTTTCATGAATTTGTAAACGGTATTGATTACTACGGTTCTTATTTGGGTATTCAAGAAAAATTCAAAATCAATATTGAAGATGATTACGAGTATCTGAATAATTCAACCTTTTTCAACGATAATATTAAAAAACTGTTTGATGTTACCCAAACAGAGTCTATGCAATTTATGAACTATAATTCTCGAGGTAACAAACACAAATTGAATATTTCATCCTCACAGCTCGATTTAGATAGCGAAATTATTACCATACAAACGCTTCCAATAGATACGCCCACCGGCACCCCGGGCCCAAATACGAATGAACTGGCAGCCGAAATGATCTATCAAACTGACAAATCTGCGGTAGATAAGCAACAGCACGATTCCGATTCTTCCGACAGTGACGAAAGTTGCACTACCGACTCGGACGATTTAGTGAACCAAGACTTCGATACCAACTGTGATGCTGACGAGGATGAGTCCGAAGAAGAAGAATCCGAAGAAGAAGAAGAGGAGGAGGGGGAATCAGATACTTCCGACACGGCCATGTTTGCCTATATCCATAATTTTCCCATTCAATTGATCTGTTTGGAAAAATGTGACGGTACGCTGGACGCTCTCTTTGAAAACAGATTACTGAACGACGAAGAATCCGTGGCGGCTCTGTTTCAAATCATAATGACACTGATTGCTTACCAAAAGGCCTACCATTTCACCCACAATGATCTGCATACTAATAATATTGTTTATAGACAGACCAAAACCACGCATCTTTATTATCGATACAAAAAGGTGATGTATCGTGTTCCCACTTACGGTCGTATTTTCAAAATCATCGATTTCGGTCGCAGTATTTACAAGTACAATGGACATCTGTTTTGCAGCGACAGCTTTGCCCCGGGGGGTGACGCTTCCACCCAATACAACTTCGAACCTTTTTATGACGATAAGAAACCCATTATATCTCCCAACTACAGTTTCGATTTATGCCGCCTAGGCACCTCTATTTTCGATTTTGTGTTGGACATTGACAATATGATGGCCGAGGAAGACATGACACAGTTCCAGCGCATCATTGCCATGTGGTGCACAGACGACTTGGGTAAGAACATCCTCTACAAGAAGAATGGTGAGGAACGCTACCCCAATTTCAAACTCTACAAGATGATTGCTCGCACCGTCCACGGCCACCTCCCAGAAAAACAGTTGGAATTGCCAGCTTTCAAGCGTTACGAATACGACACCAAGAAAAGATACCAATTTGACCGAGTAATAAACCTGGATAAAATACCCTGTTATGTATGACAGCATAATACATGCAAGTTAAACAATATAATATCTTAAAAATAACACCATTAAAACCATTCTAGGGACCCCTTAAAAAGTTGTTTGAAAAAGTATCCTGAAAATTTTCATTTTGGACATTTTAAAAATGTCCATTTTCGATTTTCTTGGGGAACTTTTTTCCGGGACTTTTCAAAAAAGTGGTTTGTGAGCATAATGCAGCAAAAATGAAAAAAAGACAAAAAAAATGACTGCATAAAATTTTCGAATTTTTTGTAAAAAAAATATTTGATCAAAAACAATTTAGGGGTTTTATCGCATATTATTGTATAAAAATCGCAAAAAAACCCCAATGAATTTTCATTGTGAAAATTGTGACTTTCATACGAGCAACAGGAAGGATTATACTAAACACGAATTGACTGCAAAACACAAAAATCGCATTTTAAGGGGTAAAATCGCAACAAAAAACCCCATGAACTATCACTGTGAATTTTGTGACTACTATACTGGTAACAAATCGGATTACAATAAACATGTTTTGACTGCAAAACATAAAAATCGCATGTTAAAACCAAAAAACCCCACTGCAGATAATGCAGTGCCACCGTCAACCCCATCATACGATATTGTAGCCCCTAATCAGAACCTGATCCTAGACCTATTGAAACAAAACAACGAGCTACAGAAGCAGATCATTGAACTATCCAAAGAACCCAAAATAGTTTACAATACAAATTCCGGAAATACAAACAACAGTCAGTTGAATTTAAATTTATTCTTGAATGAAAAGTGCAAAAATGCTCTGAATTTTACGGAATTCATCGAAAATATTCAAGTTACTTACGATGATTTGGAGAACAATGTTAAAATGGGATTTGTAGATGGTATGACCAAGATCATAGTGGACAATTTGAAACAGTTGGAAATTAGTAATCGCCCCATTCATTGTACCGATGTCAAGCGAGAGACCATTTATGTGAAAGAGGAGGACCAATGGGAAAAGGACAACAGCAAGGAGGTTTTACAGAAGGGTATCCAAGAAATAACCAGAAAAAATATGTGCCAACTCACCGAGTGGAGAGAAGATAATCCAGAATATGATGATATAGAAACGGAAATGGGCGAAAAATCCATTGTACTGCAGCAAAGTTTGATGGCCGGAGGCAAGCGCGACGAATTCTATCCCAAAATTATCAAGAATATTGCCAAAGAAACCGTTCTGGACAAAAAAAGGATGATAGAATAAATGCGTAAAACGGACCGATAATTAATTTAGCAAATTTGTATACAATGGAGAACATTATCATATTGACAATATCTATTTCGGTAGTGTTTTTGATTGTAAAACTGTTGGAAATGAAATATATCGAAAAGGAAATCAAACCACTCAAACATGTTGTCAGGGATTCCATGATTGTCGCGGTATCCTCGTTTGCCTGCGTTTATATTTTCTTTCAATTTCGCACAGTAATTATTGATACACTTGGTAAATCGTTTGGCACGGGTGGTGCAACCGAATTTGTCAAATCTCCGGAGATTTTCACGGATAATCCCGGATTCTAGACTCTATTCTGGGCTTACGACCAGAATAGAGATTAAAGGGTGATAATGTCGTCTAACATGACATCTTCCGAAAGCTTGGATTCACGCCCAATATCCATGATATCCAAATCGTTCAAATCGATGTTGTCGGTATGGATTTGAATTCGCTCGTCCATGTCGTCCTCCTCTTCTAA